CGACGCAGCACAGCAAACAGCAGGAACGGTAGCGCAACAGACGGCGGACACCGCAGCAGCGGCAACCAACACGAACACGGCGGGCGCTACGCCCCCGTGGCACGGCATCACTGATACAGCCGACGCGGCCTACGTAGCCAATAAGGGTTGGCAGACGCCCGCCGACGTAATCAAGTCCTACCAAGGCGCGGAGAAATTGGTCGGGGTTGACCCGGCACAGCTTCTGCGCATGCCTCGGGCGGACGACCCGGAAGGCTTTCGGGCGGTCGCCGCTAAACTCGGGATGCCGGAAAACCCGAAGGACTACGCAATCGACTCCCCGAAGGACATGCCCCTTAGCCCGGAATACGACGCCTTCGCCCGGGACGCCTTTCACAAGATCGGGTTGACGGGGAAGCAGGCCGCAGAGTTGAGCAAGGCGCACAACACCTACCTGCGCGGCGTGGCGGAAAAGGCCACCAAGGACTACGAGTTGAACGTGGCCTCGGATAAAAAATCGCTCGAAACGGAATGGGGTGGTGGGTATGACCGCCAGATGGCCCGCGCCGAATTGGCGGCGAAGTCCCTTGGCCTGCCCGGGGAAGTGATCGACGCCATTGAGGAGAAGGTGGGCTACGGCGCAACGATGAAACTGTTCGCCGACATTGGGCTAAAAATTGGGGAGGATAAGTTCGTCAGCGGCAGCAGCGGCGCACAACGTTTCTCCAACACTATGACCCCGGGCGAGGCAAAGGCGCAGTGGGAGTCCATGAAGGTTGACCCTATCGCCGTTGCGGCGTTGAAAGACAACCAGCACCCTGGCCACCAAGCGGCCGCTGAGAAGCAGAAGAAACTTTTCGAGATTATGTATCCCGAGTAATCAACGGTTTAATGCGCGGGGCGGGGAATTCCCGTTCCGCGTGTTATACTGAAAGTAGATAGGAAATCTGCGGACAAGGTTAACCGCCCCCGCGCCCCGGTTTCCTTCAAGGCCCCCGTAAAGGGACAAGCCAGCGAAGTGCCAGCTAGATCGGCACAGGATTGGTTTGCTTCATCTTTTTACGGAGACTACAATGCCTGACGCAATCACTACAGCATCAGTGCAGCAGTATAAGGCCAACGTCGAACTCCTGCTCCAACAGGAAGGTTCCCGCTTTCGTTCGCTGTCCATGACCGGCTCACACGTCGGCAAGGCTGCGAGCATCGTGGAACAATTCGGTTCGGCGACGGCGCAACTGAAAACTGCTCGGCACGCTGACACCCCGCTACTCGATCTGTCGCAAGACAAGCGGTGGGTATTCCCCCTCGACTACGAGTGGGCGTCCCTGATCGACCATGAGGATAAACTGCGTATGCTGATCGACCCGACCAGCCCTTACGCACGTGCTGGTGCTGCGGCCATGAGCCGTGCGCTGGACGACGAATTCCTCGACAAAATCTTCGGCACCAACTTTACCGGCGAGAACGGCACCACGTCTGACACCTTCGACACGACCAACTTCCAAGTGGGCGTGAACGTGGGCGGCACGGCGTCAAGCCTGAACGTCGCAAAGCTGCAATCGGCGATCCAAAAACTGATCGCGGCCTTCAAAGGCTCGATCATGGAACCCGTCTACGGCGCCCTCGGCTCTTACGAGCATGACGCGCTGTTGAAGGAAATCCAGGTCGTTAACAAGGACTACGGCAACAGCGCGGTTCTTGTCGATGGCAGGGTGACCCGGTTCATGGGCGTTGACTTCACCTTGACGGAACGGCTGGCTATTTCCAGCGGCAATCGCTTGATCCCGATTTGGGTTAAGAGCGGTATGTATCTCGGCATCTGGCGGGATATCGTTACCAAGGTGGCGGAACGGGCCGACAAGTCTCACGCGACGCAGGTCTATCTCTGCGGCACGTTTGGGGCAACCCGCACACAGGACGGTAAGCAGATTCAAGTCCTCTGTGACGACCAAATCTAATCTGCTGACAACATAGGAGAAACTATCATGGCTTACTCAGTAACTTCCTCGGTTGTCTCGGATCAGAAAACTGTCCCGATTGCCAAGGTCAGCCCCATCGAAAAGGGTGGGGTGGTTCGCTCGGCTTATGGTTTCGCCACAATCGTGGCGACGACCGCAGGCCAAACGAATGCCTTTGTTCGCATCCCGGCGCGCGCTCGCATTGAGCGCTTGACGGCGATCATGGCGACCATGGGTAACGGCGCGCTGGACTTCGACTTGTATCGCACGAACGAAGTGGCAATCACTTCGGCTGGCGCGGTCCTGGCGGACTTTGCGTTGACGGCCCGCACAGAAGCGGCGCCTATCGCGTTGGTTCGCAGCGAAGCAAACGCCGCGAAAGACCTTGCTACGTGGTTCTCCACGCAGTTCGGCACCGCTGGCGCAACCGGCGATGCTGAGGTTGATCTGGTGGGCGTAGTCATCACTGTCTCGACGGGGACCGCGGTTCCGGTTGGGATTCAGGTTGAATACGTCGTTCCCGAGTAACAACTAGCAACGACACTCCGGGACTTCGGTCCCGGAGTTTTTCTCTAGGAGATTTTCATGGCTGTAGCCTCGCTTCAAGTAGCGGCCACTGACGGCCCGCAGGTCACCGGCAGCGACGTTGTGTTTGACGTTACCGGGGGCACACTGGACAATTCTAGCGTTGTGCAATTGAATTATAACGACGCCGTTTTCGTTGGGCAGGAAGGCAAGCAGCGCTTGATCGCTTACACCGAGGTCATTCTGCAACGGCTCAAGTCAGCTAAGTTGTGGCCCGCAACGGCCGCATCATAAGGGGACCTCATGGCAACCGCCTATCTCCGCGAATACGCGGACATCGCCCACACATTCAGCAAGGTCGTGCAAGCCGGTGCTGAACCAGCTATCGCGGACCAGACTGTTACCACTAGTGCATCTAGCGCGCAGTCGAATGCCTTTAACGACAATACCCGGGTAATCGCGATCAGCACCCCGGCGGCGCAAGCCGTGGCGTGCTTGTTTGGGGCGAACCCAACCGCGCTTGTTACCAGTCTGCGGCTTCCGGCGAACAGCCTTATATTCTTCGGCGTCAAGCCGGGGCAAAAGGTTGCTCTGATCGACGTGGCGTAAAAGGAAACGCATGAACATCCATCCCAAGTTTTCACAGGCTGACCTCGCCGGTGTTGTGGGCCTGATGGCCTTCCTCGCGGATAAGACCGCCTGTGTCACCCGGCTTAAAGAGCTTCAAACCGTCGCCGACGAAGCCGACGCCGCAGAAGCGCAAGCGAAGAGTGCACAAGCCGAAGCCGCAAAGGCACAGGAGTCTGCCCTTAAAGCGCAGGGAGAAGCCTTCGCCCAAGTAGCGCAGGCGAATGCGCAGGCGGATGCCCTGGAAAAGATTAAGGGTGACCAAGCGGCGCAGGCTGCTGAACTAGCCGCTCACGGTAACAGGCTCGCTGCGTGGGAGAACTCATTGACGGCTAAGACGGTAGTCGCAGACCAGAAGGCTGAGCAGTTGACTCTGCGCGAATCCGCAGTGGCTGCCGCCGAGAAAGCAGTTGACGAACTGCGTGCCGAATACGACGCCAAGATCAAAACTCTGCGCTCTTTGGCCGGGGCGTAATGGATAAGTCCCTTGGTTTGGAGGCGCAACCCGCGCAACTGGTGGCCCAGGTTATAGTGCGCGATAAAGATGGCAACGTCAAATATGCGGGGCCTCTGGTTCTAACACCGTTAGGAGACTCCGATGGCAGTAACCCACAGCACAACGGCTCGTAACGCCGCCGCCGATGCCGTAGTTGATTTACTCGACGCTGGAACGCCACCCGGCGATCTGGTGTTTCTCACTTCTGGCGACGTTACTGTTTGCACGGTTCAACTTGCAAACCCCGCCTTTGGCGCCGCCGCCGCTGGTGTTGCCACTTTGGGTGGCGTGCCGTTGACGAGCAACGGGGCTACCGCAGGCACGATAGCGAAAGCCGAATTTCGTAACGACGCTGGCACGGCCGTTATATTCTGCGCCGTGTCTACTTCTGGTAGCGACATAAACATCCCAGGTGGGTTGACCCTTGCCACGAACGACACTGTAACGGTTACGTCGCTGACCTACACCGCTCCGGTATAAGGGGTAAGGCACTCAGCCATGTTTCTGAACGCAACAACCGACCTTCTCCGCATCAACGTAGCGACAGCCTCGGATATTGAGGTTCATGTCGCCTACGGGAGCGCGGACGATGGTGCGCCGCCGACAGTAAGCGACTTTGACTCGGTGGTGTTTGCGAGCATCACCGGCACTGGCAACACGACGATCCTAACTGGAGTTGCCAACGACATTCTCAAGGTTATTGGCGTAAGCGCGTTCAACAATCACGCTTCGCAGTCCACTGTCGTCTATTTTGATTACTTCGACACCACCAACGCGGTGAAGTTGGCAGGCTCGCAATGCACGCTCCTCGCGGGCGAGTCGCTGCTGATGCTCGCCAACGGGCGCTGGGTTCATTACGACTCGAACGGCGCGGAGTATCCGAGCGTCGGCAACGTGGCTTCGCAAGCGGAGCAGGAAGCAGGCACAGCGACGGACAAATACACGTCCCCCGGTCGGCAGCAGTTTCACCCGAGCGCGGTGAAGTTTTGGGTTGACACTACACCCGGCAACGCGAACAACGCCTCTTATAACGTCACCTCGGTTTCGGACACGGCTGCGGGGATAACGGTTATCACCATTGCCACGGATTTTTCGTCTGCGAACTGGTGCCCGCAGGCGACGTGTGAATCCACGTCTGACACCATGACAGTGACGAACTTGAAATTCGTCCGCATCGGTTTGGGGGACGTGGCGGCTGGCACCGTGAGCGTTGAAGTGCATGATGGCACCGCGACGACCGCTGTGCTGGAGGACCCGACAAGCTGGTTTGTCTGTGGCTTCGGAGATCAATAATGGATTCCAACGTAAAGATCGCGCTCAACATGGACGACGGAACGGTTGCCATTATGTCGTTCTGCACTCAAGGGCGCTCGCCAACCCTTCCCTTTGGCGCGGCGTGGCTGAACGACGACTCGGGCCGGTGGGCACGTCCCCCGACGGACGCCAATATAAAGGCCGAACTTGCAAAGACGTTCCCCGGCGTCAATGGTGTTGGAAAGATCAAGCCGAAACCTGTTGGCTTCGCGCTCGTCGAACACACCAATATTCCAGCGGACCGCACTTATCGGA